GAGCTTGTCATTCGTGTGGCTTTTGCAAGTGGGACGCACTTTGGATATTTTCTTTTGCTCCCCTTCGATCGACCGCAAGGTTGATATTTGCCGTTCTTCTTCGGCGCTCCGATGTCCACCCATTTCTCGGATACCCATTTACGTAATCCTCCTTGAGCCATTATTTTTTCTTTTTCTTTTTTCCACCTGGTTTTATTTTACCAGAACATACAGCTGATCCGTACATATTTGCATATGCAGATGGATACACTTTAAATTTTCTTTTAGCTGCTGCTTTTCCTTTTGCACAAAGTTTAGCCATTATTGACAAGATAAGCATTCATCAGAATCTGAATCTAATGCTGCTAACGCCTCCTCTTTGCATTGCTTGCTACAAAAATTATCAAACTCATCTTTTGAATCAAATGCTTCTTTACATTGTTGGCACTGCTTTCTCATTACTTAGCTCTTCCACCATTCTTCATGTAACCCATTTTGTTTCTAATTTTTGTGGGTAATTTTTTTAAACCTTTTTGAGATGGTTTTACTTTTTTTAAAGCTTTACCACCTTTTTTCATCATAGGTCTTTTCATCATCATTGTTCCTGGCATTATTTTTTCCTCATTGCTTTTCCATATCCACGCTTAGCTTTACCACAGCCAACTCTACCACCTTTTTTAAAAGGCATTAGATCACTAAAAGGTCTAATAGGTTCCTTGTCTGTATAAATAGAATATGGGTTTCTTTTTGGTTTATATTTGACACCTGAACCACCTCTCATAATATCGTCTTGGTAAACTGTTTCTTTGACATCATCAACAGTAGGTCTTAACCCACTACCTCTACCACTATCAACACTAACATTAGAGTCTTCCATTCCTTTTCCTCTATTAGCTAATGCTAATCCAGTACCTATTGCAGCTAATGCGCCTAGGATTTTTTTATTTCTGCTTCTAGATTTTTTACTCATTTTTTATCTCCTTTTAATTAAATCAGTTGCTTTTAATCCGTAAACGCTCGCAATAACACCTACGAAAATCGTTTGATACCAAAATGGTAGCTGTGAAAAGTATTCAAAGAATAATTGCATCTTTTCCATAGCTGCCGGATCATCCGAAAACACTGCCCATGATAATAACGCAATTGGAGCCGAAAGTAAAACTAAAATGAATTCGTCTTTCCAGTCCGAATTTCTTGATTCTAATAATTTGCCCTGATATTCCGCCTCACCATTTGCCATTTTTTCTGCATGACGCATTTGTGCGTCCGCCATTAGCATTTTAGTTCTTTGACGGTTTTTAAAAATATGAGAGCCAGCTTGAGCGGCTAATTTAATAGCGCTAAACCACATACTAGTACCACTTAGCTGTTCTTTTTTTCTCTGCTAGCATTCCATCTTGACCTTTTACTTTTACGTCCTGAGTTTCATTCGGTTTTGACACTTCGATTTCTACACCGCCGTTCAACATTCCGTCTTTGTTCAGAAACATATCGTGATCAACATGTTTTGCGTCTGTTTTTTTATTTTTTTTCATATTTATTCTCCTCTGTTTCTAATTATAGCTATATTTCCTGGCATTGCATCCATTTTCGGTGCCGATGGTATAGTTTTACTTAAAATTGTTTTCTCAATAGACGTATTAGCTCTTAATTTAGCTAAATCTTCGTTTTGTTCGAGCTTATCTTCTTGAATTCCTTGATTCATCATCGCTTTTGTCTTGTCTAAATTCAATCTTTGCTCTGCTTCTTTTCTTTTTTGCTCATTATCCATTGCTCTAAGGTCTAATTCTCTTGCTTTTAGCTTAGCAACAGGGTCATTTCCGAAATCACCCATGATTTTGTTCTCTTCATCCTTAAATTCTTGAGTCATATCAGCAATTAATTTAGCTTTTCTTGCTTCAATTGCCATACTCATTTGTACAATTTGCTGTTGTACTTGTGGACTTTGTGCCATTTGTGGATTTTGTTGTGCCATTTGTTGTAGTTGCATCAATTGTTGTATCTCTTCTCTGAATTCTATCTCTAATTGCTCTTGTGCCATTAAAGAAATGTGTTCAAAAATATTTTTTTGTAATGCACCCATAACCGCCGGACTATTTTTTGCCATGTTGGTTGCCATAAAATTTAAATGCGAAGTAATATGTGCTCTGTGTTCTTGTCCTTTGAACGCTTGGAAAGGTCTACCACTCATTGACATAATATTTTCTGCCGCTGGATCCATTGGCATAGGTTGTTGAGGTGGTGGTAAAATCTTATCAATATTTTTTACACCAATTGCACTGTACATATCTCTGTATGCTTCATACATATTGTGCATATTTGGATTTGACATCGCAAGTTGTAGTTCAGTTTGTGCTAAACTAATTCTTTGTGACTGTGAAAATATGTTTGGATCAGCAATTGGAATGATATCTACTTTATCATCAAAGTCTGCAACTTTAATATTTCTTTGACCCCCTACAACATCGTAAGGATATTCTGGTGGTAGATATGTTTTAAACACATCTGCCAATAATCTAAATTCTTCTTTGAGTGCCACATACAATCTTTTATGTATCGCTGACATGACTCTACTTCCACGTTCGAGTAAAGCTATAGTCGTCCCAACAGCGGCCTGTTGGTTGCCGTCACCGACCTGCATGTCAGCTATGGCGGCAAATCGTTGACCTGCGTTTACTACGATACCCATCAATTGTAATAATGTTGCTGATGGTTCTTTGAAAGGTAAAGGCATAAATGCGTCTCTAATGTTTCCGCCAGGTGCATCTACATCTCTAAACTCTCCAGGTTGAATCGATTGTGCCTCATCTCTAACACGAATACCTCTTTGTTTAAATCCAGCTGGCATATTTGAAAACGTACCAGCATCTAATAGTTGTCTTAAAGCATTCGTTGCAGTTCTAGATAATCCACCGATCATGTGGATTAAACCAAATCCATAAAAACCAAGTCCAGGTAAAAATTTAAAATGAGTAAAATAACTTATTTTATTTCTTAATGGATCTTCAGCTTTGTAGTTTCTTCTAATTGATAAAACTTCTCTTGAAGAAGTATCAATTGTTACAATGTATGGAAGTTTGATTCCAGTAGGGTTTTGTTCTTCGTCTTTATCTTCAAAACCTTCTAGATCTAAATCTGTGTGAATTTCTAAAATTGTAAAAACTTGTTCGTCTCTAGTTTTTCTAACTCCTTCTAATTCTCTTTCCTTTTTCTCTACTTCTGTTTCTTGAGAATAACCTGGAGTGATTTCTACATCTCTATAAAAACCTGCTACTTGTTTTTTTCTTAAATCATTTTCTGACACTTTTAAAACATGCACGATTGAATCTGCATCTTCTAAAGATGTTGCTGTGTATGGAACTATCAGGTCATCTGCCGGAACAAATTTAGACACGGCTCTGCCTAGAAGTTCATCATAATAAATCTTCTTAAATGCAGAGCCGCTAAGAGGGAGATAAAAAAGTAACTGATCGAACTCGGGTTCATACTCTTTCATCACATTCATGAGTTGATAGTTCATGAAATTTTTTACTCTAGTTGCCTGGTCTTCTTTTTCTCTAGTAGGTAAACCCATAATTTGAGTGTGGACTGGACCAGTCGCTGGAAGTAATTCTTTATAAGCGTGTGCTTGAAACTGTGTTACGGCTTCTGCTAATACTGGGTGTGTTGCACCACTTGCATTTGTAAAAGGCTGGGATCGAACTTCATATTTAAATCCTAATAGATCTAAACCTTTAGTGTAAGCATCTTCCCAATCTTTTCTTGATGATTTGTATTGTGTGTAATTTTCAAAAAGATCAGAACCTAATCTTCCTAAAACATCTTCAGGAAGTAGATCTGCTAAATTGTCAAAGTGTTCATTAGTGCCTGGCTGATTTACAGCTTCAGGATCAAAAGTAATTGTAGCACCGCCATCTTCTTCTTGTTCAACTTGAATATCTTCTGGTCCAACTTGTTCCTCAATATTCTCTTGAGATGCTTCTACAATCTCTTCTTCACTAGGTAATTTTATTTCCTGCTCTACGTTTGGCAAAGCTTTGTCTATTTCTGACATTATTTTTCTCCGAGTTCTCAACTGTTATAATCCTTTTTCCCGAAACATTCAACCCCTGAGAATTAGGTCCTTTTAAAGGAGGTACAGTTGTAGTTAATTTTTTAGTCATCTGTTAATAAGTTATACCCTTGTATACCTAGAGAACCTGCAAGTCCAACTAATCCTGCTCTAGACATAACTCTCAATGCTCCGGGACTCATACCTAATCTAGCCACATTTCTAAGTGCTGGTTTTAATCCTCTAGTCATTTTATCTGTTTGATCAGCAAAGGTACCATATAAATAATTAAATGGATTGGTTGCTATATCCGTTGGACTATCTCCTTCGTAAACTTGTGATGCAATATCGGCTGCTGCAAAAGGAGCCAGGGCACCGGGAGTAGACATAATACCAAGTCCTTTTCCTAAAACTCTTAGACCTGTTTTTGCTAATCCTTTTTTCTCCATACCCATTCCTCTTGTTCGACTTGCTTTTATTGTTGATGGTGCACCGAGTGCCGTTGAAGCTGCAGCGGCAGCACCTAACGCAGGAAGTTGGTAATCTAAAATATCTGGTTTATCAAATTGGTTTGCTAACGGATCCATAATTGGATCTGTTGCCATTGCAACTAACATATTTTTTTGTTGGTCTTCATTTGATAGATAACTTGTTGGATCGTCATTTCTAAATTCTTTTACGATTGCAGCTCCAGCTGCTCCTGCTGCACTAGCTAAACTAAATCTTTTTATAGTTGGTGATTTTAAAAAACCTAGCGCTGCATTTTTTACTCTAGACATTGCTCCACTTGTTTCTGGTGCTTCACCTAATATCTTCGCAGCTTTTACAGGATCGTCATCGATTGCAGCAGAACAATCTCCAGGAAGTCCTCCACGAGACAACATACTGCAATAAGCTATTTTTTCTTTTTCACTTAATGACTTTATAGAATTTTTTAATTTAGATAATTGTTCTGTATTTAAATCTTTTAATGGAATTCCTTTTTCTTTTACAGCACCTACTCTTGTTTCTTGTAAATTTATTGGAGTTCCATACTCATCTGTTATTGCATCTAATCTAGTAAAACCAATATAAGGTTGAAATTTTTTAGGTAATTCTTTTGTAGTTTTTGCTACTATTTGTTCAGCATTATTATTTAACTCATCTATTCTTTTTAAATATCCTTGAGGCTGTGTATTAAAATTATTAGATATAGCATCAGCTATATCATTTAATTTTTTATTATAAGGAGCTAATTTAGAATTCATTTTCTTAGATAAAACAGCTACATCGTTTGTAGTTAAATCAACTTCTCCACCAATTGGCATTATATGGTGAAATGGAAATGCATCCGTTCCTTTTAAATATTTTGCTTTTGGTCCAACCGTAGTATCTAATCTTCGTAATCTTTTTTTAACAACCTCTTGCTCGGGAGCCTCTTGATATTCAAGACCTAATTGTTTCTGTAAAACGCTATTGATTCTGTCAACATTAGACCTTGTTGTTGGATTTGCTTCTCCGTAATATTTTTTTGCAAATTCATCGTTCGTTAAACCTTTTCTACCTCTAACATCAGATCTTTTTTCTTTAAAATCTTTTATGTATTCATTTTTAATTTTTTCACTTGGCCATCTTACATCAACAAAATCCCTAGTTAGTGTATCTGTATCAGGTCTAATAGATGTGACAGGTGTTGGAAACTTTACAGGAATTGTTTTTCTTTTTTTAGTTAAATTTTCTTGAGTAAGTTTTCCAGCTTCAGTTCTTCCTAAAGTCTCTAATTCAGGAAACTCATTTGCTAAAATAGTGTAGATATATCTCCTATTGACGTTATACTTACGAGATAATACAGCAGGTTGAACTTTATCTCCTGGTTCTAATGTAGATAAGTAGTCTACTAATTTTTCAACATTGGTCTTAGCCATTACACCTCCAGAATTTTAGCCAGACCACCACTCTTCATACCAACATCAATATCAAGTCCTAGTTTCTTTTGAATCTGTAATATTTCTTCTGGGTACTTTTCAGGATTTTTTAAAACTTCATTTATTAATTTCATGTATTGTGTTTTTTCTTGACCCACTAAACTTTTGTCCATTGCAAGTTCTCTAAATAATTTACTTACCATCGGTCCTGTAATTCCATATTCTTCTGCAGCAGCAAACCCTTCACCCATTCCTCGTTCTAAAGCTTGTTGTCTTTTAAACATACCCAAAGCTTTACCAACAAGTTTACCTCCTCGGTAACCTACTCTACCACCTTCTTTAAATTCAAAATCATTTGGATCAACTGTATTTGGATCGAAACCTCTGTCCGTTATAGTATTACCTTTTGCATCTTTGACTCTAACAAGTCTATTTGCAAATAATTCTATTTGATCTCTACCCTCTAATTTAGATACAGCTGCAGCAACTCTTGGTCCAAAATATTTTTGTACCAATAATAATGGATCACCCATTCCACCACCGCCACCTTCAGTTGCAAATTTAAAATCATCAACTTCCATTACACTAGATAATGTTGTGCCACCTGGAAAAGTTGGATCTTCCATATCTTTAATTGTATTTAAAAAATCTCTAGCATTTCCTCTTGCTACAGGTTGTGCTGTTTTTGCAACACCTGCCATGTCATAAACTTTATCTACTAAATCATTTATAATTAAATTATTATTCTTAACATTTTTAAGTGCTTCTAATCCTGCACCTGTTGGAAGTGTGGTTTCTCTTATGTCAATATCTTTTGGTAAGTCTATTTCGTTTTTTCTGCTTTTTAAAAAATCATCTATGTTTTTGTATGACTCTCTGGCTATTTCACTATTTCCTCCTGTAGAAACTGCTGGACTAGTGTCTAACATTCTTTTGGCTGCTGCAGCATTTTTAGTAACTCTAAGGTTATCTAAATCATCTAGACCTTGTTCAAGATCAAAATCATCTCTTAACGACATCAAACCTTCTTTGTTTAGGTTTCTAGTTCCTGTTGCCATGTCAATAACATTAGCTGGTCCTGGAGGTGGATTATAAAATTCTTTTGCTTTGGATAAATTATTTATTAACTGATTTGCTTGCATATCGTTTAACTTACCAGAAGTTAAATAACCCATTGCACTATCAAACTCAGATACAACATCGGATTGTTTCATCACGCCTAATGCTTCAGGGTTGATATCCATCTCTAACATCATTTCAGGACCTTTACCTTTTCCTAAGAAATTAATATTAGATCGTGTTCCTAAAACTTTAGATGTGTTACCACCAAGGCTTTTATATAATTTTAATGCAGCATCAATTAATGTTTTACTAGCCATAGTATACTAAATTACTCCTGTCTGGCATTGGTTCGTCTTCATAAGAATCTTTGTTACGAACTATGCCGCCTTGTTTAATACGCATAATCGCCTGAGTCATGGAGTCGACATAATCGTCG